CTCGTCCCAATTTCAACATAGTCCGTCAGAATCACCGGCGTGAGCCGGGACCCTTAGGTTCTGAGCAATTGTACGAGGCAACGCTTTGACAACTGATAACCACGGACGACGTAGTTGAGCATCGCAGCCAAGGCCGCGCGCTCTTCTAAATGCCGTCCGACGGAGACCATTTGCGAGGCGGAAGAGGGTTTCAACCCCATCTAGACTCTCTTTCTGAAAGAACGGACGAACTTCGAGCCCATCGTAGAAGTCCTTGCCACAACTCTCCCGGAAAGGCCCATCACGGAACGACTTGCTGCTATTCGCAGTAAAGCCGCAGAACGTGAGAACCTCAACGAGATAGTCATAGGCTTTGGACGGAACGATAATATCGTCACCGTAAACCCTCACCTCGAAAGGATCAAGCTCCAGCAACTTCACGCAAGAGATTGCAAGACTCCAAAAGATCAGAGTCTCCAACTCGAACGTGTAACCGTTCCCCATAGAGGAGAACTTCTCATACCTTAACCATTTCCCGTCCAGTAAGCCGACTTTAGATCGGCAGAGATCAAGCCTCTCGAACCACTCATGTGGTAAGAGAAACCGGACCAACTCACGAGCAACAGTATCGCTCGCTGAGGACAGGTCAATAGTAGCAAGAGAGCCGTCGATCGAACCTCGACAAGCCATGTCCTGATTAGGGACTTGGTCATCAAGATCCAACCCACACTTAAGCCGTAGCTTTCTCCGCATCAGTTTGCCTAGCCCTAGTTGGGCATAGACATTCATCAGCGGTTCGAGCGCTATAGTTCGGTGTGTGACGGCGGTTTTGGGCACGAACGCTATACGGTTGCCTGGAACTAGGCTCATCTCCTCCCGCGTCACGAAAGGCCAAAAGCCTTCCGTTTCGCAGTTGGTCACTGACCTAGCCCATTGAGGCTGGCTTTGCACAAGCAGAGCCCCGATCTCCGCCATGTCATGACTGACAGACGGACTGACTTGCAGCTTGTCGTAAAGAGACGTTAAGCCTCTTGCCTCGGAGTGATTAAAAGCACCGGGGCCAAAACGACACGCATCGAGCCACTCGCGAGAGTTCACATGCGATCCTAAAACCCTCTGAACCTCCAAAGCAGCTGCTGTGATAGCAACCTTCACCTGGGGGCTGGCGTTTGTGACGCCAGCACAGAGAGATCTAAACCGCATGTTAGTCTCACCACACGAAACCTCCGCATCGAAGAATTTCTCCTTCGCTGTCACGAGAGGATCCACACCTTCTATTTCTAGAGGGGCCTTCTTAAGGAAAGAAACGGCTTGGTAGTCGTCTCTAAACCGGGAAGGCAAGGTATAATCCTTTGGATTAACAGTCTTGCGAACAAGCTGTTCTACCTCATCGTAACGGAGCAAAATCTCACAACTAAGTGAGACAGGTGTGTTGAGCGACTCAAACAGGTCAACGGCAACACTCTTCAGGACCCCGTGGGGTGACCTGAAGTCTCTGCACATTGCGCGCAGAGTTCCAAAGAGGGCTCTTTTCTTAGAGTTTTCCCTCTGTCTGGTCAGAACTCTCTCCCACTTCTGGGAAACTGAATCACGAAGCTGTGATCAAGCCAAGCAAGGCTCGAAACAGTTCCGGACTCAGCAACCAGAGTAGGATAGCCACCAGGGTTTTGGAGATCAAGATAAAGATCGAAATCACCTCCCTGGAAGCAAGAGCTCGCCTGATGATCTTTGACCACGTTAAAGCGGTCAACGATTTCCCAGGCCTCCTGTTCATCTCCATCGTCTATCTCCAGCCCTACATCCTGTGCGAATGCCAGGACTGAGCGGATTAGCCTTGCGGCTTCTTCGAGCAGACTGACATAGGTGTCAGCACACATATCTCCATCGCGGAGCAGTGAGCGGGCATCGGCGAGGCATTGAGCCATCGTCTCGAGATTAATCACTTCGTGTGAATTAGTCATAGTAAGGATCTCAGGTTAGAAGTTAGGTGGGGATGGCGCCAGTTTCCGCGGCGGCCTTGACGATGGCCTGTCCGACTGCTTCTTTGAAGCGGGCGTACAGTTCATCAGTCTCGGCCGTCGAGAGCTTGGCGGGGTGGAGAATCTCGAAGGTAGCCGTCAAGGTACCATCGAGAAGACCAGACGTGCCGTTAATAACCGGACGCGTCAGTTTGCCTCGAGTGCGATAAACACCCGCCGCCTTGTCTGCCGGGATGACCCGAGACAGAACAAAACGGGACGTCCCGAGAATCGACGTCGCTCCCGATTCGACCCATTCAACGCTATCGGTGTTCACCGAATAGACGTCGAAAGTCACGTTGGAAGCGGCATTGTTCTTGAGCGTCAGTGCGGCAGCTGCTGCCATATGGTATAACTCCTGAAAGGGAAGAGAGGAATACGACGTGATTAAACACGCGCGTTACCTCGGTATGATCCTCTTATGAGAGCCAAAGACGTCACAAGCTTGGCAAAGCCAAACGAGTTAGTCCTTGGAGGATAAATAGGACCTTCTGAAGGCACCGAAGGTGCCCGGATGTACGTTCTCCTGAACGCTACACGATCGCCACCGGAACTGAAGTAACCATAAGACACGTCCGACCTACTAGTAGGTGGACTGGTCCCTGCGAACTTCAAATCCTCGGTAGTCGAGTATAGCACTCTCTTGATTGTTACACCCTGTTGAGCTGTTAACGCCGTCAGCCAGTCTCCGACTTGAATAAACCAGTCGAAAACGAAGCTATACGGCACCAGCTCCCATGCAACTAGAGCGGGGTTGGTAAGCCCGATTTGTTGCATAGCGGCCAAGTGCGGGGAGGATAACTCG